CTGTACGGGTGCATTCGGCTTGGCTGTCAACGAATTGGTTGATAGCGTCACGGATTTCTTCGTCTTTGACAAAGGTCTCAACAAAGTGTTTTTGGCTTGCTTGGAATGAATCTACTAATTTATCTACGTTAAACATAATTTCTCCTTGGATTAAGCGAGTTTTTGTATTGGCCCGACCATCGGCACCAACATCTTTCTCTATCTTATTTATCTATTATATATGAAAAAATGTTGCAGTGCAAGGTAATTACTTGGTCAGTTTTGCCAAACGCAAGAAACAAAACAGTTTGAGATACATCCAACCAATATCAAACTCCCACCATTTGAGGCTGAGCCGTGGGCTGGCCGGATCCATGTGATGATTGTTGTGCAATTCTTCACCGCCCACTATGATGCCAATAGGCACAAGGTTACGACTGTGATCGCGTGTTTGACCATTACGATAGCCCACCCAATGTGCCAGTCCGTTGATAACGCCTGCGGCCCAAAGTGGAATCCAGATGATCTGTACCAACAATATCAATAAACCTACGGGTCCAAACAAAGCAAGATTTATCAAGCCCATTAGTGTAACACCCAATTTGCTATGCTTAGAATAGATATTACGTTCAAGCCAATCGTCTGGAGTGCCTACTCCGTATTGTGCCACCATTTTTTTGTCTCGGCTGGCCTCATGATACAACCAGGCACCGGTGAAAAATACAGTCCAAATACCAAACACATGTGGACTGTGTGGATCTCCAGCAACATCACTGGATCTGTGATGCTTGCGGTGAACTGCTACCCATTGCTGAGTGACCATGCCAGTGGTCAACCAAAGCCAGGCTCGCATAAAATGTTCCAGGACTGGATGAAATTGGATACCGCGATGTGCTTGTCCGCGATGCAAAAAGAGTGTAACTGATATTATGGTGATGTGTGTCACCACCAAGGTGTAGATAATGGCTGTCATTATCTACTTATCTGTTTTACCGAGTTTTTGAGTTGATATACTGACTACGGCCTTCAATCCAGGCTTCAATCATTGATACTAGTGTTTTTTTAATTTGTTTCATAATACATTTCCTTGTGGGTTTCTTTCATACTCTCGTGCCCAATATTCTATATCGGCACAAGTTTGGACTCGTTTACTTTGTAAGTAATAGTCGAGTGGTGATTTACTTGCAAACAACTTTTCTAATAATTTTGCTATCATACGATGGTTTCCTTCTCAGTGTTTATACTGATAAAAGTATTTATCATCTCAGTGTTTATACTGAGAGATTATTGACAAAATGTACAGTTTGGCAAACAAGGCTTAAATACACTACTAGGAGAATATCAATGCTATCACTATTAAAAAAATTATTTTCAAAAAAGCAATCTGAAGGTCAAGATCCATGGCCATTTCCGCCTGCTATCGCTACTAGCGAAGCACTGGTAGAAGTTGCTCCTGAAGCTAAACCAGCAGTTGCTCCTGTTAAAAAACCTGCGGCCAAGAAGCCCAAGGTTGCAGCCAAAGCACCGGCTACACGCAAACCACGAGCACCACGAGCTCAGTGATATAGCATACGGATTAGGCCAACACAATCGATCACGATTAGAAACACATAGTTGGCCAACAATCCAAAACTACCGCGGGTCCAACAGGTCCAGGCCGCCGCACAACATCCACTGATGAATATGGTGTATAAAGGTACCACAGGAACTGTGGGTACAGTTGCCGCAAAGATCACAGCCGATGTCACACTACAAGCCCAGCTAAACACTTCAGCATAAAATCGTGCAGGGTATTCGTGATAGTCTCGTTTGATATACTCCCAGACTTCTTGTGCTCGGAAAACAATCGAGTTCATTTGGCCCATTTCAATTTAAAAATCAGTGCATCATTGGGATCACTAAATCTAAAAGCAAATCCTTCCGTGGATTGATATCCATGTAAATGATATTCGCCACCAGGATAGGCTTCAACCCATTCAATGATGGCAATCGGAGCATAATCGCTGTGGTCTAACATAGTTGTCCAAGACACCACAACCTGACACCAATCTTCAGGCGGTGGCCAACATTCTAGTTTTTGCACGTTCGTATACCTGCTGGCTGGCCAAATTCTTGCCTTTGCTTTCGCATTGTATATCAAACTGATCCCAGAATGACAATGCCCAGTCAGTTACTGACTCGTTCCAATAAAAATCACTGTGTGCTCGTAGCTTTTGTTTCTTGTGACCTGTTTCTAACAGTACAGCATGATCAGGTGGTGTCTTGGCGCAATGGCCAACTAACACATCTTCTCGGCTGATGCTGTAGTGTAATGCAGGTCGCACACCACGCCATGAATCAATTATGCCCTTAACTCTATCGTCGGTGGGTTGTAGGTATTCTCCTGTACGGATCCAGTGATGGTGTAGGTCCAACACAAGGGCACAGTCTCCAGCGAGTTCAAGGCTGGCGTCGATGCCCCAGGACATTTCGTCGTTTTCGATTGTGATGCAGTTTCGTGCTTCGGGAGATAACCGTCGGAGGGCAGACCGGATACCGGCGGGACCGCGTTTACCCGATATGTGTACATTGATTTTGAAATCCTGGAAGGATTTACCGTAGCCCATGAATCGTGCCATGTCAGCATGATATTCAAATTCCTCTATACTTCGCTCTACTATCTCGTCAGCTTCGCTTGCCAGAACACAAAATTGTCCAGGGTGGAAGCTGAGTCGCACATCCAGTCGCCTGGCTGTTTCACCTATGGGTGCAAATATACGCTCAAGATGGTCTTGTATTTCTTGCCGTTGCCACCAGTCTTTCCAGCTTGGTTCAGTGTAGCCCTGTAGCATTTCACTGCCCAATCTGACCATACGCCGTTCAGGTGGTAACGTGGCCACACGCTCGATCAACTTGACTGCGGCAGTAGTATTGTGATTCATGATGTCCCACTGCCGTTGTTCGGCTTCAAGCGGATGTTCACGCAACCAACGCATGGTGGTGCTACGTCCGTTAAGGTCGCGATCCACAGCATTTACCTTCATACCACCACATTCGCTGGGATCATTGAGCCATTTGCAACAGAAACCAATTCTTTTTAGCATAGTGTCAAAGTAGGAGTTAAAACACTATTATACGATCTAATAAGACTTATGTCAACTACCTTGTGTCCCAGTCATACCAACCGGTCAAGATGTATTTGGCCTGGCTATAGACCGGATTACCTCGATGTATATGTGTAGGTCCAGCAGGCCAAAGCACAATAGTACCTTCAGTTGGAACCAACCGTCGACCTTGGTAAAGGAATTCGGTTTCGGCTTCTCCAGCGGGCATGTCATTGAGATAGATCATCCAAACCAATTGCCTAATTAATCGTTCAGGATTATCGCTTTCGTAGTGCCAAACATGGTACCCACCTAAAGGCAAGGTCCGTTGCAGTTTCAAATCGTATTTGTTGGACAACGGCATCATTTTGAACTGTCCAAATTCTTCAATGTATTCTAACAATGAACTGTGCAGATATTCCAGTATGTCGTCACATAAGCCACACTGATCAAAGTTTTCATTTTGCAAAAAGATAGCAAGATCTTTGCGACCCAGATTTGATGATTCGCTAAACTGTGTGGCATTGTTAAACACAACTTCTTTGTGAGCAGGGTTGTCAATTATATCTTCGAAGGCCTCAATGGCACGCTGGCAAAGGCGTTGCGGAACTTTGTTGGGCCATACCCTGATAAAGTCTTCCATGCTTATTCAGATAACAATTCTAGTACGTTGCTCATGGTGTCTTGTGTTAGATTTGGTAAATCGGCCATGGCTGGATGTATGTCGCCTGGATGATCTATCAGGACCCATTGTATTTCAGGGTTGTCCTTGATGGCCTGCATGGCCAAACCACGATGATGCTGTGCCTGATGTTCCGCCATACGATCTGTGTTTTTTGGTTGTTCAGTAAAATCAAACCCTACCAGCAGAACTATATCACTGCGACTTGCTGCCAAATGCATGGCCACGATTTCTTCTTTGCGATCTAGATCATGTACAAAATCACCCTCGTAAAGTTGTACTCCTAACGGACGATCCAGGGCCACATATGTGGAGTTAGGTATAAAAAAATTACAAGCGGCCTGGAATGCTCGTTTGAGCAGTTCATCAACCTTGGCCGGATCGTGACAGATCACATTGTCAGTTTGGTAAGCACGCCAGGTGCGCCAACTGCCCCAGAAGCTACCAATATGTTTGAGAGGCTCTAGTTCCTGTGTAGGATCTAATACTACGTTATCTGCTAATACCCAACTAATATTCAATTCTTTCTCCTTGTGTCTAATGTCACGCAGTGGAATCCACCGCCTAATGTTCGGCTGTGACTCAGGGTCAATGGTATCACTGTAAAATGCCAATTTTCCAAAGTGTCTATCAGGCCTGTTTGTGCAGCATCTACGATAACTGTTTCAGGATCTAGCACCAGCATATTTAATCCTATCCATTTTGATGCATAGGGATATTGATAAAAGTCCTGTGCCACAACATCATGTACATAAATTTTATGCCAATCTCTAAATGCTCCAGGACAGTTATCGTGATGTACTCGACTGCCGTTTAGTAGTACCAGGCCTTCGCGCACTGGCACAATGGTGCTGTCAATGTGTACTCCTGAATAAAAATTACACAGCTCTATCGTGATTTCTGGAAATTGTTCACACAACCATTCATAAGCGGCACGGTTGCCACTGTTGCTTTCCAAGAACAGCCAAGTGTCGCCAAGCCTGCACACATTGGCTGCATCCAAGATCATGCCTGAATCTCTGGGCATGGTGATGACTCTAGCATCACCAATAATCTTTTGCAAGGCTTCAATTTCTTGATTGCGACACGGATACATCATGTTACAATCTACTACTGTAGAGCCAGCAATAAGAAGTCGATCTCTAGGGC